CTAAAGTAAGCTGGTTTTCTTGTATCACCCTTAACTGAAAAATAACTTGGCATTGTCTGTATGTTTCCTTCGTTTTATTTATTTAGTGTATTCGCCAAACTTGATCTCGTCTACAGGCTATGCCATGATAATATTTTGTTGGATCAAAATATGCAATTTCGAAGTGTCTACAAGGACCTTTGTATTTGTATGAAGCATACACTGGTTTGATGGAGCCACTTTTGCTTGTGTTTTTGTCGTGCCAATGTGATGCAATGCCGTCTTTGTTGTATTCTAAAGCATGTTGAAATGTGCGTTCTATTTGTTCAGATTGACCCGAGTGTCCTGTAAGAGAGTAATAACTTGTGTTTGCACAGCCAATAAGCAAAACACTGCTGATGATTGCAATTAGTTTTCCCATCTGTAAAACAAGTGATCGCCCACTTGCCCTATGAATGTAAGATCATGTCTCCATGCTGGACTGACCCATGTTGCATGATAGTGAGTGGCGCCTTCTAGTATGCCTCTGTATTTTCCATCCAGTAATTGCAATCCAACAATTTGTGACTTATACCAATTTTCTGTAGGATATATGTCATCAGACTTGCCATCACAATACCAAGAGAATTGACATCTGTTTTTTACAGGATAGTAAATTCTGTCTTCATCTGCAAGATCTGTGTCTTTGCGTGTTGTCCAAGACTCATACATCGGGCCTTGTTTGATTACTTCACATATTGTGTTGGGATAACGATTGTCGTTTACTCGATTCAACACCACTAACCCTACAGCAATTTTACCTGCCATAGGTTCCACTGACGCTTCAAACAATATGTTTTGCGCCATGCAGTATGCTTCTGGATTTTTTGTTTTGTCTATGATATTGTAGTCAAAGGCACTGCCAATTTTACACCACATCATACCTAGCCAGAATGCTACCACCACTAATAGTATTCTCATCATACTGCTATTGTATGATATATTTGGTATTTGTCAACTACAGTGTTACGATGCCTTTATCAATAAGGATCTTGCGATTTTTTTCATGCAATGCTTCAACTTCTTCTTTGGATCCGCCAAAATATGGAACAGCAAAACCTTCTTCACACATTATTTCAGTAGCCATTCTTGAACCTACAACAAAGTCTCCTAAAATACGTCCAAACTTGCCTTTCATGTCTTCACCATTTTTGTTGACTTGTGTTTTTAGAACGCCACTTTTGCCAAGCAATGACTTTAGTTTTTCTTTGGCCGCTAGTCCAAACTTCTTTTCAACTTTATCACGTGTTCTTGATTCTGGTGTGTCTATGCCCATAACTCTCACACGTTCATCTTTCAGCCACACACCAAATCCTAGATCAATATCTACATCAACTGTGTCGCCATCAACTATTTTAACAATATTGCATTTGTATTCGTACATTATCTTCCCCTCATGTAGTGTTTGCTGGGATCATAAGCTCTACTCACAATTTTCATATAAATTATTTTAACCCATTGAAACATATGTGACTATTTAATTAAGAACAATGTTTTTTGCACAAACGCAATGGAGTTGTTAGCACTTGAGAAAAATTTTGAAACTGTGATGACTCCACTATGTGCTCTAAATTATAATTTGGTATTTTCTTATGAGTTGGGTCAGTCATTTTGAGCAACATTGAATAGTCTGTCTCAGTTTCAACACCTGCAGACCAGGCATGAAGTCCACCCAGATAACAACAGGGATATACAGAGCCATCAGCATAAACAAACAGTTCTTTTTTGTTCACAGACATGCAAGACACACAGCCTGTAGGCATTCGAGGTGTTTGGTCATCTGCTGGATACAGACTTGTTTCTGCAAAATTCCTGTCAGAGTGTAAGGTCAAAAAGTTTGTAAAGCCAAGTTGTTGGGATAATTCTTGACAGTCTTGCCATTGGTGTTGATTGTGTTGGAATTTAATAAATTGCCAGTGTGCATTGCCACCGTGAGCAATAAATGCCTTTGCATTGGACAACACTTTATTATAGTCAGTTCCTATCCTATACATGCTATGTGTATCGGCCAATCCATCTATGCCAAACACAACCTTGTCATGTGAGTTTAATATTTCAGCCAGGCTTTGCCAATATGCATCATTATGTAAACCACCATTGGTTGCTATCCACACTTTTATCTTTGGATTGTGCTGTTTGAAATATTCGACAATGTTCAAGAAGTCTTTAGCAATGATAGGATCGCCTGTGGTCCCTTTGAATATCACACTTCTAAGTCCTGATATAATTTTAGTATCAATAGACTGTTTGATGTCTTGTAGTGACAGTTCATCTTTGTTAAGTCCTTGTAGTAATCTACCTTTAGTGTATCTTGGACACTGTGGACATTTTGCATTACACTTGTTGGCAAGTTCAAACTCAATGGATTCTAATTGTTGTATATCAAACATTACTCAATGGCCTGTTCTGTTGCTAGGTAGGCCAAACCCCGCCAACCTAATTAATTAGGCCGCAAGTGCTAGAGTTTCCTCAGCGATTGTAATTTGCCAACTACTCTATCTGTCAATCCACTCGCCCCCGGAAGGGAGTCTGTTGGTGGAGGCGCCGGGGTTGATCCCGGGTCCAGTATAGTATCAAACGTCAGCACAATTATTTTATGCTATTTTTGAACTTTTGTCTACTTGGTTTGTAAGGGTGGCACTGATGAAGCAGGCTGTATGCCTGTGGTGCCTTGAATGTAGTTGTCAGCGGCTTGCTTGTTGGCTTTTTGCATGGTAACCACAGATGCTTTGTTGAACACAAAATCCTTGGTCATGTCACCCATCACAAGATACTGTTGCATGCCAATGCCTTGTTGTGTCATTGCAAGTGCCAGTGGTTTTGACACTTTCACTGTCTTGTCATCTTGTGATAAAAACTTTGCAATAACCTCGTCACCGCCTTGTATTCGCATAGCGATAATGTCATTTGACTTAAATCCTGCGTCGATAAGCATTAAAGTTTGAAACCTGCCAATGTGTCTTTGTTGACGTCTTGTTTGACTCCGCCAATGATGTATGATTCAACTTCAGTTTCTTGTGGAGCAACTTGCAGTCCTGCTGATGATAACCAATGCTGTGTCCATGGTAGTGGGTTTGCATTAAGTGGACGATCAAATATAGGATCAAATCCTATGGACTTTATTCTCTTGTTAGCAACAAATTCAACATAGTCACCTAATAGTTTTTCGTTAAGTCCTATGATGGTGCCTTCTTTCATCAAGTGCTTGGCCCATGCTTTTTCTTCTTCAACACATAATTTATACATGTTAACAACTTCATCTTTGCATTCTTCAGTGATCTTTTTCATTTCAGGATCATCGCCTTCTTGCCACTTCTTAATAATCTGTGTGGACAAGTTTAAATGTGTTGCTTCATCTCTTGCAATGAATGATATAATCTTTGCAGAACCTTCCATAAGTTTAAGTTCTCCAAATGCAAATGTGCAGGCAAATGAAACATAAAATCTTAATCCTTCTAATATGTTAACATTGACCATAGCAAGATATAATTGTTTCTTGACTTCCTTAATGTCGCCTTTGCCTTTGACAAAGTAGTCTTGTGCTAGTGCTGAGAATCTATCATAGTTTTCTGTAACAGATATAGCACGTTTAACAATCTGTTCGTCATTTAATATTGTGTCAAACACTTCTGATGGGTCAGCATACACATTCTTCATAATGTATGTGTAAGAACGTGAATGGATAGTTTCCATAAAGTCCCAAGTGATAATGCAACCTTCAAGTTCGGGTAATGAGCAGTAAGGTAAGAAACTTAAACAAGGACCTCTGCCTTGCACACTGTCAAGCAGTGTTTGATATTTTAAGTTTGAAGTGAATATATGTTTTTGTTCAGGACGGAATGTTTGAAAGTCTGCACGATCTTTTTGCAGAGATATTTCTTCTGGTCTCCAAAAGTAACCAAGCATTCGTTGATTAAGTTTATCCATTTCTGGATATTTGAATTGATCATATCTTTGTGTATTTTGATCTTCACCAAAAAACATAGGTTGTTTTGTAAAGTCTACTTCATTTCTGTTGAATACTGTTTTGCTCATTGTGTTAATTATACTTCCTTGTTAATTTTAGTCAACCTATATTGCACAGGCATCGCATGTTTCATCTTCTTCTTGTTCAATCACAGACTCATTTATCTGTTCAACATTATCTTCTTGCACAGTGTCTTGTATGCCTTGTGGTTGCACAGTGTCTTCTTCACCTTTGTAGTCATATGTGTTTTGGTAATAAGAAGTTTTCCAACCTAACTTGTATGTGGTTAATAAGTCTTTGATCATCACACTCATTGGAACTTCATTGTTTTCAAAGTGTAATGGATTGTATGACCAGTTGCCAGATATGGCTTGATCAAAAAACTTTTGCATGACGCTTACTATATTAATGTAACCTTCATTGGAAGGCATGTCCCATAACAGTGTGTAATAATTTTTTAGTGTTTGGAATTGTGGCACCACTTGTTTGAGTGGACCTTTTTTGCTTTTTTTGGTTGATAGCAATGCACGTGGTGGTTCAATGCCATTGGTTGCATTTGATACAACACTTGAAGATTCGGAAGGCATCTGTGCAGACAGAGTAGAGTGTCTAATGCCATGCTGTTTGATTTCACCTCTTAACCATTCCCAATCACAGGTATATTTGAAATTGCCAAGATCATCAACATCTTTCTTGTATGTGTCAATAGGCAATAAGCCATCTGCATACTTGGTTCTTTCATAATATTCACAAGCACCACGTTCTTTGGCAAGATTCATTGATGCTTTTAGTAGA